AATAAATGTTGAATTAGTATAGCATAGGTAGACGTTTAGAGCCTATGTAATTTCATAAAAACCCGTAGCAGACCAGTAGTCGTCAACTGCCCATGTAAAAGGGCTAGTAGCATTCCACGGTAGCGTATTTGTATCAGAGGGGGCGTTCATCATAACGTAAAACTTTGTAGTATCTACCATACGAGCCGACTGTACATCATACCCCTTCGTTGCGTTATTTTCTGCGTAACCTGTAAGATTGAAAGACTTATTTGCGGTTAAGTTGGCACTAGATACAGGTAAATTAACAAAATAGTTGCCAGTGCCTTCGGTTGTTGTTGAGCCATTGACAAAGTTATACCTAACAAAACACGAATTGCCTTTTATACTAAACTTCGCATCAAATGTACCATTTCCGATAGTAGGTTGTGTACCCGAAGATGTCCAGTTTTCGTTGTAATTGAACCAATGCGGAAAGCCTTGTGGGTTTGGAGTTATACCTATTTTAGGCGATGTAATACTAGCATTTGTGAGTGTGTAATCTGTACCTCCGTTGAATCGTATTGTGGTATCTGTTGAGAATGTAGGTGTAGCATCAACATATCCATATTTTACTGTAGTTTGTGTTAGTGATAACATTGTACCGATAGGAAAGAACGAACGTACATCAGCACCTTCTACCTTAAAGGTATTAGCGGAAACATATACCAATGTGTATGGCACTTCTACCCACCCCTGTTGTAAATATCTTTGTAATGTTTCTAGTAATATCATAATTAGTCTGTATCAACTGATGTAACTGTACTTATACCATCGCTATAAACTGCACTATCTAAGTTTCTTTTAATATCCGCAAGTCTACGACCTGTTAGACTTCTTTTATCTTCACAAATAATACTGACTTGCTCTGGAGTATATGTAATTCGTGTAATTGTAAATACTACCCCTACTAAATCAGTATCGGCTGTATTTAGTATCTTACACGTTTGTCCACACTTCACACTTTCAATATCATATCCAATACCGAAGTTATTATCCTTTAAGGTAAACTCTAATAATACGTTCGGGTCTTTATTGGCTTCCACAAAGGCATCTCCAAATTTATCGGCTGTAGCAGTTGTTGTAATTCTCGAATCTGTATTTTTACTAAATGATTCCCAATAAGCAGTCCTAGAAGTTCCTGAATAGTATCTTTTGCTTATAAAGTTGGTATCATCTTCCTGTAAGCCATTCCAAAATAGTACAGTATTTACCAAATCATCTATATTGACCTCTTTTCGAAACGAGCTGATTTCACGCCCTATTGTAAAGGTGTGGTCTGCTGTAGTAGAAAATGCCTTGAATGATAGTAGGTTATTAGCGTCAACATTCCAGTAGTAATTACTACCTGCTAATTCTCGTACCTTCTCGATACTTTCTAAGCACGACTTGCTATCTGATTGATATGTTACTGTAAAACCACAATCGACAACCGACGTCCCTGCTGTGTAGGTTATTCTGCTATTGTCGTTATTGATTTGATACTTGTCGATTATATCCATAACCATATCGGCAGGGTCTTGTGAGTTTCTAGCCACTTGTAGTGTAGTACCGTTCCAGTCTAGCGACCTTGCCAAACGACTAACATATCCTAAACAGGACACCTGTACGAAATCACGCCCCTCTGAATACCCTGTACTGATTCTTGAAATATAACCACTGTAAATCCTTACACCTGACGTGCCAACCGTGTCCTTATCCTGTACCCAAATCTGTACCTCATCTAATAAGTTGACTGTATTATCGCTATTATACTCATCAAAAGTTCTAGGTAGTTGTAAATTTAATTCGCCTACGCCACCGTTGATTGTGCTACTAAAAGAGTAGGTACTTAGTTGACCGTACGTACCTTTGAAGGTAGTACCTGCTTTATCGTAAACTTTAACAGTTAGTCTTTTCATTACTTATAACGTCTTTTAGCTTTGATATTTAATGCGTAGGTTGCTGTAACCGATGGCTGTATATTTGTTCTAAAGGTAAAATCGTGCGTTGTGTAGCTTGTGTTAATCCATGAAGTTGGAGCTGAGGATAGTGTATATTTTACCGCACCTGAAGCATAAGCACTTGGAGATGTAGCTCCCAACCAAATATGCCAAAACCCTGCAAAGTAAGTATCGTTTATAACAATCCAATAAGTCGTTCCAGATGTGACCGCTTGATTAGTAGTAACTTCTACAAAGGCATAATCTGTATTTGTAATAACTTTAGCAGTTGGAGTTGAAAGTATAGCATTTGGCGAACCTGCTGAATCACTATAAATAGATAAGTTCAAAGGAGCAAAGCTACCACTTGCTAGTTTACAGTAAATAGAAACCTTAGTCAGCGTTCCAGTTGCACCTGCCACAAAAGACTGAGCCCATTTCTTTACTGTATTCTTTGTTGTGAAGGTCAAATCATCTCCATAAGACGTACCGACCGAGTTAATAGCATAAGCCCTGTAATGATATAGCGTACCAGTTGAAAGCCCTGTAGCACCTACTGTATAGGCTCCCAAGCCTGTACCAGAGGTTGCCTTGCTGTTAGCAGTTGTAGGGTTGGCTGATGTATTCCAACACACGCCTCTTTCTGTAACAGTAGATCCACCTGTAGCTGTAACTTCACCTGCTAGTGTAGCAGTTGTAGAAGCTAAATCTGAAACCGCTCCAGAGGTGACTGTAGGGGCTACTGAATCCGTTGTAAAGGTTAAAACATCACCATATCCTGTACCTACCTCGTTAGTGGCATAAGCCCTAATGTAGTATAAAGTTCCTGCTGTAAGCCCTGTTAATGAAGCTGTAAATGTACCAGTTCCCGAACCTGAGGCTAGTTTACTATCACCAATTGTGGGGGTTGCATTTGTACTAGAATAAACAGCACCACGTTCAGATACAGTTCCACCACCTGCATCTGTAACATTTCCTTCTACATCAGCAGTTGTCGAGGCTGTGGCAGTTGCTGTATCTGTTGTAACTGTTGGAATAACTACCCCTAATGTACCATAGACCTTAAATGTCCAGTCACCTGACAAAGCAGTCCAAGAGCTACCAGAGTTGCTAGAGTAATAAGAAGCTCCGCCTGAATAAGAAGCTCCATCAGCGTGTCCCCAATATGTACTATTTGAAATCGAAGTTGTCGAAGTCTGCTTTGCTACAATGGCGTATTTCGCCCCTGCTGTAACTGTTATATCAGCAAAGTTAAACGTAACTTCACCATAGGAGCTACTAATACCAGAACTTGTAACACTAGCACTTGCCAAACTTGCCCCTGTAGGTAAACCTCCAGAGGTTGCATAAATGTCTACTGTATAACTTCCGGGCATTGTACCTGCTTCACGAAGTGTTAGCGTTACATACTCAATAGTGTCGTAACCTACAGGCATTGTGAATGTCTGTAACATTCTATATGTGCTTGTGTAGTAGCTTAATCCCGATGTATTGCTAGTTTGTGATACTAATAGTGCCATGTTATATTTCCCCCTTCAAATCTAAAGTATATGTATCTTGTGTTATTGTACTTTCATTTGTAGCTGTTAGCCCAAAATTTAGCTTATTAAGCCCTAGCCTAAATCGTGGTAGTACGTCGCTAAAATCATGGTTGTTTCCGTTTTTGGTAACTTTCTGCCCCTCTAGGTCTATTATAATTACATCGTTAGCACTCCATGCCGTATCACCTGAGGCTATAGTTACTACATCGCCATTTGTATTGTTAGTAAGCACAATCTCCTTCATATTAGTTATACTAGAGAATGTATAGGTTAAAACAGGCATAGGCTCGAAGGAACCGTATAACTGAATATCGGCATCATTAGAAGTTCCAGTTAAAGCAGAACCGCTATAAGCAGTGTCGTAAGCACTTGATTCACCATAGCCTGTATAGTTTACAAATTGCAGTTCCAGCTCTCTGTAGGTATTATTACCTCTATTGGAATCTTTGGTGATAGCAGTTGGAAACACTTTATAATTTGTAGTTTGACTGTCAAGTTCCCATAGCACACCCCCTAGTCTAAAACCTGTTAAATCAGTTTGTGAACTACTATAATTTACAATAACTTGCGTAAAACTACCAACCTGAGAAATGTCAATTACACCAGTTTCACTAAAATTACCCCATGCTTCGCCAAATAAATTCCACCCATTTTGTATGGCTGTACCATCGACTTGAGTTGTAAAGGTATGCGAATAATATCCTGAAACCGAGCTACCTACCCTAAGTACAACACTTGTTACATTTGTATTATCTGGAATATACACAAAACATTCAAAATCACCTTGATTAGCTCTTGTGGCAAGGTTAATACCATCTAGCGAGGTATTGTAAATAGAAACCAAATCATCACTACTTACTGAAACATCTGCATCGAAACTTATACTACCAGAAAAGACACGATTTTCAGTATCGTAGGCTCTATTTACAGTATCGCCTGAGGCAATCCAATCTGTATCTGTTTGCATTGGAGTTATTAAATCCCAAGTTCTAATAAAGCGTAAATAGCGACCCTTTTCTTCTAGAGTTTGTTGTAGCTCATTATAGACATCTATCATTTCCCGATAATCGTCTGAAACTACAGTTGTACTAAGCGATATGTTCTTCTCATTTAGCTGTGAGTCTACAACTGTACTCCCTGCATTTTTAGAGTTTCGTACTCTAGCAACGTCAATGTTAGCACTACCATCTCCATTATCATCACTTGTGAATATATTTGGAGATGTTAGGTTATAAGCTCCGTAAGTTATTAAAGTATAGTCTTTCATAGTAAGTTGTAATCTCCAAGTTTATTTTGTCTACCCTGTGCTTCATTAACTGCCTTTGTAATCGTAGCTACTAAATTGTCAACTCCATATACAGGTGCGTTTACGTTGACTACAATGCCCTGTGAGCCACCAGAGTTACGGTTTGGTATGATTTTACTACCTCGTGGAAGAATGACGTTTTCTCGCCCATTTTCACCAACGGTAGTCATACCCCCACCGAAGAATGATGTCCCTTGTGCGTTGTTAGATTTACCTGCTGTTGCGATTGCCTTTACCAGTCCAAAAGTTGAGCCGATGACACCGCCACCTATAACTTTATCCATACCTTTCAATATTGTCTTAAACCTATCAAATGCAGATATTGCCTTGTCTACATTTCTCACTACAGCAAACATAGCATCTGCTATTCTTCCTATAAGGTAGGCTGTGTCGTCAAATGCTTTTTTTGCTTCTGGAGATTGTAAGTAGGTTATTATATGCCCTACACCTGTAAGTAAATCTTCGAATTTTGTTATAGCGTTTTCTAAAGCTCCATTTGCCCAATTATCAAATGCTTCTTTATTTTCCCCAATAGGTGGCAATAATTGACCTAACTTGGTTGCTACATTCTTAATTATTTCATCTATTCTCTCTAACTGTGGTTTAATAAAATCCTGATTAGACTTCCACCATGATTCAAATGCTAGTTTTGCCTTATCTATCCATGTCATCATACTACTAAACCCTTGTTCTACTTTTGGCATTATAACATTCGCCATTTCAGATAAGACTGCATTTACACCTTGTCCTACACTAATCTTCAATTCATCTGCCATTAGTCTGGCTCTAAATTGTGCATCTACTAAACCAGTTGTAAGCTTTTCAGAACTGCCTAGTGTTAGATTCGTTAGGTCTATCATTCCACGATATTTTGCTTCTGCTAACTGAGCTTCATTCATATCAGAAGTTTTCATCTTCATTATTTTTGCACCACGTTCAACAATATCGTTAAAGTTTTCAGATACACCAGACATATTACCAAGTGTAGAATTTCCAGTCTTATATGCAAAAGACAAGTTCGTAACTGCTTCGGCAAGTGATAAGTTTTTAGACTTTCCTGTAATAGCTTCGTTAGTAAACCTGCGAAGCAAAGTTGCAGACTGGTCTAAATTCAAACCTGAAGCCATTAAGTTTTGTAGTGCCTCAGCAGAAGCACCTACACCTATCTTTAACTCTTTGCCCAGCAATTTTGCCTGCTTAGTAGCCTCTGCTTCGTTGTTACCTGTCCTACTAGCAATTATTCCAAGTGTACCAAGTGACCTTTCAAAATCAATTGCTGATTGCGATGCTTCGCCTAGATAAGAAACAAATTTTTTGCCAAGCTGAACAGCTGATTGTGCAAGTTTAGTTACTATACCAATACCAAGATTAAAAGCTCCGAACATCAAGTTGGCTTTGACAGTAGCACTAAACATCGATGTTTCCATGCCCTTATTAGATGCACTAGCTTTGTTAGTTTCACCATTAAGTTTCTTAGTTTCGTTTTCGAGATTCTTTAGCGACTGTTGCATAGAACCTACAGACCTAGAAAGGTTATCTATCGCTTTGAAGTTTACTGAAACTTGTTTATTTATGTCTGCCATCTTTTCTGTTCTCTATTTCATTCATAGCTCTTTTTAACAAAAGCATACGCCTAATAAACTTATAACTTTGTCGCTTTATAACATCTTCACTCCACCCTGTTTCTATTGAAACTAGCTCAATAGAAAATTCGTTATAGTAAGGCGACTCTCTACCACCGACAATGGCACGAGCCACCTGCCCTATTTTTTTCCTTCCCCTTCACCTCCGTACATTTGCTCTGTATATTGTTCTATAAGAGTTGTCATGACTTTAGTGCCGAGTTTCATACTAGACTGTTTTAGCTTCTCGAATATATCACCTTGAATTTCTACACCATCAATAACGAGCTTTCGTAACTGCTTTTTAATAAGCAGTTCGCCACCTGCCCACCTATCAGTTGACATTTCTTTTCCAACTGCAATACAGGCTTCAAAGCTGATATTTTCTTCAACTTCAACAAAGTTTTTATCGTCTATAGATATTTTTAGCATAATTAGTAAGCTGTAATATCGTTAATTAAGGTTACTATCGAAACATCATTAGTACCATCATCAAATGGCATAACATCATATTCTTCACCTACAATCTCTTTTAACTCTGGAGATGTCTTATACTCTGTGAACTTAGCACTTGGAATATCAAATGTTATCGTTGGGTTTGTTGAAGCTCCGATAGTTGTTGCTGTATCTGTAAGTTTGACTCTTAAAGCTCTTGTGGTATTGGCTAGATAATCCTCATGTGCAAAGGTTGTATCACCTGAAGCCCATGTTTCCTCATCAAAGTCTTTTACAATATGTGCTTTAACATCAAAATCAGCTCCAATAGCGTTCTCATAAGTATCAGATCCAAGATATTTCATTTTCTTAACATCTCTTGTGTACTCAATAGAAGCCTCACGAATAGATACCTCGTTTCCATCACCGATACCTGCATAGGTTAATGTACTATACACTTGCGTATCAATTGGTGAAAAGTAAGAGTTTGCTGGATAGCTTGGTGTAAGTCCTGTAGTTGTTGTGTGCTTTTTAGTAAGGAATGTTACGGATAGCTTAGGCTCTGCATCGGTTGTTAATTCTACCTTTACGTTGGAAGCTACACCCAAAGCGTACTGATATTGTTCACCACCATACAATACTGTAACCGTATAAGATGGAACGTAACCTGTGTCTAATATAGCGTAGGTATGAGTATTGGTACTAGCTTGTGGCGTTGCAGTTTGTGTTGCTACACTACCAAAGAATGCCATTAAGTATTTACCAACGTGCTTTCTATCCATTGGCATCGTGATAGTAATTTCATTTTCGAAATGTACCGCTTTAATTTCTCGTCTGGTAGTAATTCTACCTTCGTTTACCATGATTTCTACAATCTCTTTTACAGGAGTTACTTCTAGCGTACCTCGTGCAATCCAGTCTGTAGATTGTGCTGTTGCAACTATACCTCGTACAGATTCCTTTGTTAATGCAACCTCTACATCTTGCCCTATAATCTTTGCCATTATTTATAAAATATAATTTATGTAAAATGTACCTAACTTGCGTTGGTAACCTTCTTAAAATCTAATGTAATATCAGTATAGCGTATTGACCTGTTAGTATCCAACCAGTCTAATCTGCCCCCAACTGGGGACAAAATATGAGCATTACCACTTGCTCGTCTTTGTGTATCGAATAAATCTATAATCGAATCGACAATATCATATAAGTAGGTGTCTATATTGTCCTCAGTAATCGTGCCAGATGATAAATCATATTGCACCCTGATTCTAAAGGAATATGTCCTCCAATTTGTATTGGTAGTCTGTTCTTCAGCTTGTGTACCAATAAAGTTAATCAAAGCACAAGGGAATTCCGTATTGTCGTCAACAAACGTGTAAACACGCCCTGTAAGCTCTGTAACTGTTTCTAGTTGTGTTTCTATCCAATCTTTTAATGTGTTTATCATACTATTTGAACATATCATAAATATATTTATCTAGCTCTAATTCTACCGAATCGTATGCTAGTTCTAGCCCCGAATCCATAAACCGTCTTTTGCCATATTTGTAGTTGCTTCCCTCACCTTCGTGAACGTGTTTGGCGTAGTTTGTGTTAGTAGAAACGTACCCTCTAGCGACACCGCCACGTCTTGCGTAAATGGAACGTCTTAAAAGCCCTGTGTCAATAGCGTTCATTTGCGTTATTGCTTTTTTAGATTCTTTTTCTACCTTAAGCAGAAACCTATCAGCAAATTTGTCTAGCCACTTATCAGTAGCCCCTGCCTTTATTAGACCCTCCATAACCTCTTTTAGCCCTTCTATTCGTGTTTCTACCATTAGTCTTTTACCTTAGCTAAGATAAAGCGTAAGTGTGCAATTCCCCTATTTGGTATCCTGTATCGTGCAATCGACTTGATTATAAATACTTCACCATCAAAACTCGCCCTATCGCCCTCTTTTATAACCTCGTTTATATCACAATAGCCCTTGTAAAAGAATTGGAATACACCATCAGCCTGTAGGGCATCTTCTGTATCTAGTGCTTGTACAAAACATCGAATATCAAAAGCAGTTCCGTAAGTTTGCTTTTTGGTTGCACTTTGAGTTAAAGGCTCTACCGATAAGGTATGAACGTATAAATTAGAAATCATATCTTTTATATTTATCTAGCGTTGCGTAATATGGCGTTAAAATGTCCCTACCATATAAGTTACTATCACCATTGATATACGATACCGAATAATCTCCCAGCCTTTCACTTGATACTGTACCTTGCGTTTCACTACCCTTCCAAATATCTCGAACGATATTATTAAATATCATTTTTAGATCGTTTGGTACAGTTGTGTAGCCTGCTGTATAAGTAAAGCTGAGTAGCTTAAATTGCCTAGAAGGTACATAGTTAAAATGTACAACTCCAGACTTCCAATCCACGTTGTAATCTCCATTATCAGTATTATCTATAAGCTCACCGTCCCATTTCGCTTCAAACGTATCACCGCTAGAAACATTTGGTACACTAAGCACAATGATTTCCGAATCCCCATCTGTAGAATATTTTTCATCTGTATAGGTAGTTTCTTCTAAGGCATAACCTACATAGGACTCTATAACAGACTGAGCATAGTCCATTGACTGCTCAATTCGTACATCGTCACCAGAACCTGCTACCCCTAAGTATAATTTTACCTCTGAAAGTGTGTTTAACATTATTTCTTAGTTACCTTAGATTTTTTCGCCCCTAAAATTGCCTTATTTCTAGCTTTTGCAACCATCTTCGGCTTAATGTGTACCTCTTTAACTTCAATCTGTTTTTGGGGTACTTTTACGTCTAATTGACCTTCTACTCTATTACCAAGCAACATTGCGATGTTATCTGATACAAAATCACCTATGCGATAGGTTTTTCCAGCATAAATAAAGTTTTTAACTGCTTTGAACATATTTATTTTATTAAATTAGCTTTCGACTAGCCACCCCTTAAGTGACTAGCCCGAAAACCAACTACAACTATGAAGCTGCGGTTGTTAGTCTTGCGATTAACTCAGAGTGAGCAATTGCCATTGCAATTCTTTCGACTGCAATAACAGCACTAGAGTCAGCTTCAAGAAGGTTTACACCGTCAAACGTACCTTCAGTTCCAAGTTTGAAACTTAAGGATTTGTATTGACCGAGTACTACCGCCTTGTCAAATCTACCGAAGGCAATAAACGATGTGTCTACTGCATCATCAGATGTTGAAGGAGCCTTGCTAGATAATACAACAGGATACCCTAATAGAGTTCCGTTATCGCTGTTTCCTAGAGTTTGGTATAGAGGAATACCATCGGTTGTTTTCAATTTCTGGATTAAACCAAATACCGAATCCGACATTATCCAGCTAGAACCTGCTCTGTGTTGATGAGGTACTGCATTCTTGACATCAATCAAGTATTCAGCACTTACATCAGCGAAGCTAGTGTCACCAGAAGCCATAACAACTTCGGTTGCACCTGCTAATACACCTGTAAAAGGCGAACCAGTTCCATTAAGGAATTGATTGTCTTCTTCACCAGAGATAGATTCACCCATGTCAGCAGAAACCCATTCTACCATGTTTTCATTCATGTCCATGATAGATTCGTTTGTTAATACGACACCTGCTGTTAATTTCTTAGCAACCAATTGTGTATTTCCAAATGTTGGCTCTGATCCGTTGATGACTGCACCTTCTGTTTCCCATGTAACTGAGGCAGAGGTTGCTCTCTTTGGCATGTTATAGGTAACGGTTGGCATTGGGAATAATCTGGTTACACGTCTTGCGACACCAAAATCATTCATTACTTTCTCAATACCTCTTGCCCAACCTTCTGGTACTGCATAACCACCTGCACCATCGGTCAAAGTGTTTACAGACTTTCCTGTAACATTCTCTAAGACGGCTGGGTTGTTGAACTTTTTAAGTTCGTACATACCTTTAATGAAGTTGGCAAGTTTTGCTTTCTCACTTAAAACAGGAGCTACTTCTTTGTGAGCAACTTCTTTTTGTGCTTCGACCTGAGAAAGTTTTTCTAAGATTGGAGATACAGCTTCTTTTACTGCTTCTGCAATCCCTAACTTTGTTTCTTCTTTCATTTTCTTATTAGAAATAGATTATATAAATTTTGACAAAATCTCTTGTACTTGCTTTTTAACCTCTTCGGCTACTTCTGCATCGGTATCATTCACAATAGGGGTTTCCTCTGCTTTTGGAGCTTCTACAGGGGTTGCCTGTCCTTGCTCATTTGGCACTTGTGTATCTACCTTCTCATCAGTTACCTTATCGGTGACTAGAGTTTCTGTTTCATTGTTGGTTTGTGGAGCTTCTTTTTTTTGTTCTGGCTTAACAGCCTCCACGACTTGTTGTAGTTGCACTTCTTCTTCGACTTTTCCTTCGACTACAATGCCTAGCTTATCTTGTAATTCTTTTAGTGCCTTTCTGTACATTTTGAGTTTCGCCTTGCGATTCTCTTTAACTACTTCTTCTTTATCTAACTCTTTTTGTAGCTCATCTGTGATAACTGGATTAAATCCTTTCTCTAAAGCCCTTCGTAATGCGTTTGGATTGGCTGGTACTGATACCCACGAAATCTCTAACAATTCTGCTTTTGTGATAACTGTATAGTCCCTAGAATCACGCTCTAATGGAATAAACCCTACTGATACAGCGTTTAAGATACCATCGTCAACTAAGGATTTTACATCTTTTCCGTCTTGTGTTTTTGCGTATTTTTCTGGTTCTGCAATTAGCTTATCGTCTTTGAGATATACCTTCCACGTTCCTACTGGTAGCTTTTTATAATCATGAGATACTAACATAACAGGATTGCCCATAAAGTTGTTTAAGTCCCAACCTTTGGCAATAACTCGTTCGCCTTGCCTGTCTAGCGTATCATCTGAGGCTATAACTCTTATACCCTTTTCAGTTCGTTCTAATGTTTTGAATATTATTTGTTTTGAATCCATGTTTTAATTGTTACACAAAACAATCGATGTATCCAAGTTACTCGACTAAAGCTGATAGCTTTGAGTACAAGTCGCTATTGCTTATAGGTGCTACACTATTCACACTGTCCACCTGTAATGCTACATTATCAAACGACACTTCCCATAGTCTTTCGCCTGAAACGTAAACTTCTATCCTGTCGGGCTTCTCTACAATCGAAATAATGCTTCTTTTTTGCCAAGTGCCTTTACTTACACCAACGACATCAGATAAACCGTTAAAGACTACTTTAATGGCGTTTGTCGTTGTGGTTATTACTATATTAGCCATTACCTAACCTCCTCCCAGTTTATACTTGCGGACACGTTAGCGTTTGTAGTGCTACTTCTTATAGCACAAATTGACAATATGTCACTTGTTCCTGTTCGACCTTGCGATAGTATTGTTCTCCCTAGTGCGTTTTTGATTCCTGTAGCGATGTTTCGTGAAGTTGCAACTGGAATATCCTGAACCAAAGTGCCACCTGTTACAGCAGTTGCACTTACATCGTATTCCATAAAAGAATTAGCATCTACAGCAGTCCACGATGCACCTGTTAATGTTGGTCTGTATAACACACGAAGGTTAATAGGATTATCAGTTTGAATATCAAGCCCTTTTGCTAGAGCAAGTCCTCTATTTACCAATGAGTTAAAGTTAGCACCCATTCTTATAGATAAAATAGGAATAAGTGTTGTCGAAACAACTACAGGTGTTATCCTATTTGATATACCAAAAGGTAAACCATCTAGTTCTAAGATAGGCTTTCCACCCTCTGATTTTACAGTTCCACAAATAGCCCTCAACGTGGCTGTTGCGTTTTTAGTAACTCTATAACGTAAACCAACTGCGTTCTCATCATCACCATAGCCCATCTCCATATAAGTATAGGTTGCACCATTATAAGTTCTCCAATAAAGCGGAAGTGTAGGTCGTTGCCAATACCCTGTTTTTCTTACGTTATCGTTGTGTACTTCGTCAATTTGTACAGGGACACCGCCTTGTACCAAGAAGTACCTAATTCTACCTACTTTTAGCGATTGGAAGTCTATCATTAAAATATGGGAATACTGCCAGTTGACACCTGTTGTTAGGTTTGACCATGAGCTTTGAGGTGTAACTGTTTCAACAACACTACCACTTACCTTTGTTCTAACAAAAGTATAAGCAATTCCATTGCCCAAGTTTGTATCATCAAGCGTTCCTGTAATATCTATAAGTTGCGAATTCCCTGCTGTGTATGGGATATCATAATGAGAATATAACCCTGCACTTGTTCCTGTTGTCGTGTTATTGACCGCTAAAACGACATCTCTTGAATTAGTATCGTGGGTTGCAGTTCCACCTGTAACGACAACCTCATCTACCAATAATGGTTGTTTATCGTAAATAAACTCTACATCAAATCGTGTGGTAGGCTCCGAACTCCTTTGTCTACCAAAAGCATCTAATTGAGCGTTGTCTTTTAATGTAACTGGTAATCCTTCCGTTTTTACAGTTCCGTTAAACTCCTCTAAAGATACCTTAAAGTTTCCACTGTTTGTAGCACTTCCTGAAACATAGTTGTCTTGTGCTGTCCTTAGTTTCAATACAGATACGTTCAATTCTGCATCATCGTCATCATGTAGGTTACTATTGATATTATGGGAACTCCACTTAATTGGATTAGGCTTTAATACACTATGTACGTGAAACCTACCCTGTGGGGTGGCTCCGTTTATGAACTTAATACGATAATAAGCACCTTGTGCTGGTGGGGTAAAGAATTTCGCCTCGCCTAAAGTAACTGCTGGTATAGAGTATTGTTCTCCTATATGCCAATCTATATTGTCTTCGGAGAACTGAATTTGTAATGTACCTGCAACGTCAACATCTACCTGAATTGCTATAGCAGAGTAGTTTAGTATATCAGTTCCAACACCTGTAAATACCTCATTAGAGCCTAAAAGAGTTGTTGTTACGTTATTAGTATCAATAAGTCCTGTAATTCCTTCGGTAACTGTACTTAGTACATTCTGCAAGGTTACCTCAGTAGCGACACCGCTATTATTATTAGCTATTGCTGTAGCAAATGCACTTATAAAGTCCTTGCCATTTGATAATCTAACATTAAGGTAGCTTTTAGCACTTCTATTAAACAAGGTTTCTACAACGTCTTGCATTACTACCTTCATAGATTCGGGGTCTGTTGCCTTTATAGCTTCTAGGCGTGGAATTAGTTTACCAATAGATTCAACAATCTCTTTAGTATCTAACTTGTAATCCTTTTGCTCTACCTTCACCTCTGGTTTTACGTCTATGCTTTTAACTGCCTCTGTAACTGAATCAAGTTTACTAGATATATCTTTGGCACTGTCTAGCTCTATAATTCGATTTTGGAGCTGTTTTAAGGCTTCTACGATAGGCTGTGTATCGACTTGAGTAACAGTATATTCTTTTGCTCTAATCTGTTCCAATAGTTTTAATATTGGCTTGAGTCTGATAGTCTTTTTCACTACCTTGACCTGCTTTTCACTTGGCTTCTCTAAATTGTTTAGTATGTTTTTAATTCGCATAATGTTTTATGCCTAAAAAATCTCTGGTACCAAAGTACATCTGCAATTGACACGCTCACCTGCACTTAGGCTTGGGTCTCCCGGATACCTTGCTAACTCACCACCTAGATTAAACTTTTCACCAACTTTTTTCACGCCTTGCCTTTCAGCTCCCGAATGGGTATCACGAGTTCTCTCGTCACCAACTGATAACCATGAGTAACCTTTAATGATTCCATCTCGTTGTGCTGATTCGTAGTTATTGTAGGTAATCTCTGATACAACCGCATTGATTTCAGTTCGTGCAATAACTCGACTTCTAGCACCTTTGTAGCCATCGTACAAAGCCCCAATTTCTTTAGCTATCTCTGGAATGCTAGAGCCTTTAATAACCGCTTGTTCTAATATCGAGTTTAAGTCCTTTCCTGTATTGCTAGTAACTTCTAAAACCGCCTTTCGGGTTACATTCTCAGCAACCTGAGCAATTTCCGCCTCAGTAGCAGGGAGTCTTACACCAGTTCTATCATTTGCATCTTTCCAAGCCTGTTTTGCTAACTTCGAGAAGAATGGAAACATAGCGTTAAACATTAGGCTCACTTCGTTTGGGTCATCTAGTATATCGCCATAGGCTTTAATACTCTTTACACCCTGAGATTCCAAGTTGGCAATTACTCTAGCTTGTTGTTCTGCAAAGAAGGTATCTAGTATAGGCTCTAGTTTGGCTTCTCTTTTTAATGCCTTTTCAATATGCTTCTTTTCAATTTCTGCAACCTGCATAGCTTTAACCTGTTCAAAGGATTCCATAGCCTTTAAGTCCTCAATAGTGCCTTCTAGTGCCATTTTAAGACTTTCGATTTGCTTTTCCTTGTCGTCTTCTGGCATATCCTCTGGCTCTGGCTTTTCTTCTTGCGGTTGTTCTGGAGCTTCTGGTGTTTCAACTGGTTCTTCTGGCATTTCGATTTCGTCATATTCTTCACCTTCTAATTTTTCTAAACCTAGCATATCACGAGCCTCGTTTATAGACATAAACTGCTTGTTACCAGTTCCAATTTGTGCAATTCGTGCTGTAGTTTCTTTGTCTTGTGTTACAGGATTTTCATATTCAAAGCGAATATCGTTTACTACAATATCGGTCTTATCAAAGAACAAAGGTAAATACTTATGATTCAAAAAGGCTATAAACTTTTCCATCTTTGGAGTTTGTACACGCTTGGCATAGTTATATTCAGCTCCTTCGATACTAGCACGATTAACATCAGCAGATTGCCCGATAATTGTCTTAGATACACGCCAGTTACTTAAAATGTTACCATCTGTAACCTCGTAAATATCCTTGAATGCCATGTCCCTTAGACTAGAGCTTAGGGTTTGTACTTCGGTATCACCTTCTATAATTCCAAACCTATGTGCTTTACTAGCACCTTCAAAGTTACGCTTCCAGTTAGCTTTTATAATATTTCGCATAGCTTCTGTTAGGGTATTCTTGACCTTAAGAAGTAGCGATGGAGTAGCATCGTTTGCGAAGAATTTATTGTTATATTCCATCGCACCTTGTTGTGTATCTATGTTCTCAGCAATTGGAGTTACAGGTGAAAATCCTCGTCTTAAATCACCCAAATTGACTGTCTTATCCATTAAGACCTCATCTGCGGAATATGTAATTGGTTGTGATTTGTCGTTTGTGAAGGTATAGGATATAGGCGTTCCATTATCGTCAAACCTAATCTCCTGTAATGCAAGTGGATTTAGGGTGTAAATATTTCTCATTCTACCTAGTTTCGCTTTAGGAACGTACCAAAACACTTCACCTACAATGTCCATGTACATTGAGTACTGCATGAATAAATCTAGCCTTGAAGTCTGGTCATTAGGAAACATTAAACTAGTTAGGGCTGGATTATATTTAATTTGTTTTTCTTTATCCTCAACGCCCTGTAGTAGTTTTAGCTTTATTCCAGAAAAGTCAGAGGCTAGAGCTGTAATAATTGGGAATGTTAGGGTAGGTAAACTTTTAGCGATTTCTACAGTTGTGGATTTTCTTTTATCGCCTAAAGGTCTAAATGCTGATTGTATATCCTGAGCATTAAAGCCCTTAGTTTCTGCTTTCTCGGTAAAGAGGGATTTTATATTATCAAAAAGTGCCATTTGTTAAAAAAATTCTATATTAACCGCACCTACCGCTTGTTTTGCATATAAACACGCTAGTAAGCTGTCGAGGTGGTCTGGTGAATTTGTAGGGTCATCAGTTTTCTTCTTACGGTCTGCAAGAGTCCTCTCACTTAATCCTAGCATATCCTTGCGAATGCTACCAATGTCTATACTGTCTAATTTGCCTATTTTACCCTCCCTCATCATAGCACCTAGTAAATATATCAATTCAGCCTTCTTGTTAGCGTACAGGGGATTATTTGGCGTAGCACCTGCTATATATTCTCGTATCTCGTAAGTCCTGTCTTGCTTATTGGCTAGAATATCAGATACACCTTTACCAATTCCTACAACATCAATGCCTAGATAGTTTACTTTTTGTTGTTTACAAAGTTGATGTACAAAATCAGCTTTCTGTTGTAAATCCCCCTGTATAAAATCCTTATAGGTTAAAGTCATGCCGTCATTATGTCCCGTAGCGACTGTAAATATCGTGTCGTCTTTTCCTGCTCCAGATACATCAAGCCCTGCAAAGGTATACCCTGTAAACTGCTTATTATTGAATATTATATCGGCTTCGGTGAATACACGAGCTTCGCCCATGTTATCGGGAAATTCTACCTCGTATAAGACTTTGAAGTCGTTGGAGGACATTTCGGAACGTGCCTCGTCTACAAATTCCTGTGTTAAACGTCCTTCGGCTATGGCTTGTTTATAGTCAATATGAATGTGCTTATAATTATCATTAAGACTAGATTTGTAAAAGTGATGGGGAGTTTCGTTATCCCACTTAGAGAATGGGTTGCCGATTTTCACTATCTTAGAATTATGCACGTTACCACCAAGCATACGAACTACCTTAGAGTGATGTGAATTGGGCGTTAAATTACTTTCATCTTCCACGATTCTTGATGCGAAGACGCCCATAATATTACGCCCAGATACACCTGTAGTACTTGTAGCACCTACTGTATAGCAACGTATAGACTTACCATCAGACCAGACTATCGAATCCTTTGCCCTTTCAGTCTTAAACTTTTCAATACCAGAAACGTCAATAAGCCCCTTTGTGAATAATGAGTTATCTAAAACGTGTTCCACAATATAGGACATGATTATCCTAGCCTGTGTTTCAGTTGGAGCGACTATAACAGTATTACCACCCTGTGTGGCAGTTGCCCATAATATAGCGATTGCTGTTACTAACGACTTGCCGTACTGTGTAGTAGTTTCGATATGGATTCTCTTGTTATATGGATCTGTTATTGCCAAAAAAATATCAAGCTGTCCATCGGTCAATACCATCGGTTTGTTGTCTTTTTTGAAATAGTGATTAACTATTTTCTGTGCTATTTGGCGTTCTTTTAGAGATGTTTCGTACTTCATCTAATAAATCGTTTAATTGTTTAGATTCAAGTGTTAGGTCAACACCTTCCACCTTTTGTTCTATCCTTGTAGAGAAATCATCTTTTCGCAATGTTGACAACACAAACTTCGTTATATCATTGCGTATTTTTTCATCATCGGAGCATAATAAATGTTTTGTGTTACCAAGTGCCAACTTCCCTAGATAGATTAAATCCCATTTTTCCATATCATCGGCAAAAGATTTATAATTCCTAGACTTCCACCCTTTGAATGTACCAATAGGTATTTCCAATCTTTGTGCTACAGTTACATCTTCCAACCCTTCCAAAATCAGCTCTCTAATTTTAAGACGTAACTCACCAGTAAGCTCTGTTGGAGCCCCTGCATTACTTCTATTTGGATTTTTCTTTTTCGTCATTACTTATTATAGCACTTAATAGACTTTTCCATTCGTATTTTGTTCTATGTATGTGCATGTGACAACTATTACATAGAGTTATTAAGTTGTTATTGCTGTTATTCTGTTTATTATAGTCAATATGGTGAACAGCTAAACTATCAGTAATGTCCTCACGATTATTATATAAACAGTACCGACACCTATTATTATCTCTAACTCTAATCCTTCTTTTAATGTCATCAAAGTCAAAAGTATAGCCATCTTTCTGTACACCACCTATCCACCTAGAATTGCCACTCCCTGACATCGCTTTAGAATGGAATTTATCTGCACATGTCCTCGAACAAAAGTTATGGTTATGTAGAAGAGCAGGCACTTTAGTTATGTTAGTACCACAAGTATCACACTTTAAGCTAATACGCTTCCGAATGATGATACCAGCACACGCCCTTGAACATGTTTTTCGCACAGTAGATACTGTAGTGAAAAACTTTTTGTTACATACTCCACATGTATTCTCCACTCGTTTATACATATGGTTCATTTCTCCAACGTAAAACTTTACAGCACACTTCCTAGAGCATATAGCATGTACTTTTCTGGCTCTGTGCGATGGTCTTTGATAAAAACTGATTCCACATTTTTCACAAATATAATTTCCCATGTGTTATTATACCACAGATATAATAACAGATAAACACAGTACCATTCAATCGTATAGCACTTCGTAGTATAATATTGTACTGTGCTTTTAACGCAGTCAATTGTTCAGATTGGAGGGCTAGACTTCCTGTAATGGGTCTAGCCCTTTTTTTATGCCAAAATAAGCCAACTTTCATCAACTTTCGTCAACTTTTGAAAGTGCCAAAAGTTGATACTACTCGATAATGCCGATATAAAATACACTTTTTCAAGACCAACTTTCAACTTTTGCTATTTTTATATATGTATTTACACTTCCTCTTTTACATTTTTCCTATAAATTATGTAAAAGAGAAGGTATATATGTGGGGTAGTAAAAGTTAAGAAGTTGATACATATATTTACTACTTTTATACCAAATATGTGAGAGAAAGCAACTTTTAAATCGACAAAAAGTTGGTGAAAGTTGCGAAAGTTGCTTTGCGACAACTTTTCAATACTACTATAAGCCTGTTGACTCGTTTAAAAAAAAGGTATAAAGTCTTTTTAATAATATAAAAATCGACAATATCAAAGTGGGTAAAAAAGGGGGAATTATGCTAGGTTTCGTCGATGTCTCCTAGTACCCCCTTTTCTGCCTATTTAATATAAAACATCGACAGAAAATGAAATATACAATACCGAAATATGATAAGGACACCGACTTGTCAGATTTTATACCTGCTAAAGCGAGTATAGCCCTTGTAGAATATATAGGTAAAAACATACCAGAAGTACCTTTAGAATACTCTTTGTTAGTGTTTTATACAAAAGTTGCTCAGACGCTTGGGTTAAATAGAACAATGGTAAAGTCTGAATTACATATTGGCGATGGAAGGGAAGGTATGTATCTTAATATGTACACGATACTATTCTTAGGATCTGGAATAGGTAAAGACAGGGTAACAAATTTGGTAGGTCAGGTTTTTATGAAGGAAGTACAACAAGAGTTTTATACAAAGTATAGCCAACTGTTAGAAGAAAAGAAAAAACTTATATTAGACAGAGCAAAAGAGTTATATCCAAACGACAAAAAGCAAAGAAATAACTATGTTAGAATGAATGAGCCCCATAATTTCGCCTTTGAATTAAGTAGAGGTACACCACAAGGAGTCTATTCATATAGAAAATCGCTTAAAGACGTAGGTTATGGTTGCGTAACCTTTCAACATGGCGAATTTGCAGATTACTACATGAGCAAAGACGATACTAATCAGATGTTTTTAGACATTATGATAGATGGTTACTATGGCGATACTAAAGCAGGGGTACTAAAAACTGAAAGGAGTATAGAGCCTGTATTAGATGTCCCTATGAATATGTTAGTACATTCTGCTAATACAGACTTTCTAACAGACGCAAATCTTAAAAAGAGCCTATACTCTTTTCTTTCGAATGGAATGGCAAGGAGATCTTTTGTATGCGTTACAAAGGGCAATCCAATAAATACCGATATTTTAGTAGATGATTATATTAAAAATGGTTTAGAAGTAAAAAAGGAAACGGAAGCATACATAAGACCCATACAATTAGCTTTTTACAATGTATATAGAAATGTTATCTTTGACAACAAACCTGCCTATACATTAAGTCCCGAATCAGACAGATTGTTAGCAGAATATAAGCTAGAGATTGCGAGATTACAGAAGTTACCAATGGCTCAGCATATAGCAGGTGAATTAAGGGGTAGAGCAGAACGTGCCATGAAGTTGGCTTGTATAATGTCAGCATACGAATATCCAGAAGACCACATTATTGATGTATCGTTTTTGGAATCGGCAATAGGAATTACTGAGTATTATGGGAATAGGTACAGAATGTACTTTGAAGAACAAGACAAACCAGACTATATAAAACTCATAGAACTACTTATACAGAATAAAGGCGAATGGGTCGATAAGACATCTATAAAAGAAGCTAAAGTTATAAGAGGTAGTAACTTTACCCAAGGTTTAAATGAAGCTGTCTCTTTGGCTATGAGTAGTATGTTCGATAAATCAATGGTTATAGAAGAAAAGCCTAACGGAAGCAGGGGTACTATATATCGAATTATAGATAACGATATTCGTATAAATGAAGCGGAAACTAATACTTTGAATATGGTTATAAATAAATTAAACAGGGAGAGAAATGGATAATATTTACTATAGTTTGGGAATGAAGATATACGATAAAGACGATAATCTGCTTGTGAATCGAGACGAGGCTTTTAATATAGTATCTATCGGAGATGGTTGTGTAAATATTGCTATTTACAATAAAGACGAGGATATATATAGAACAGTATTAAGAATAGAAAAGATGTCTTATAAGCAATTTAAGTTTATAACAGGGAGGAAGAGTTATCGTGATAATTAAAGATACGCTAATAGCCTTTGACGTTACTGTTAAAGAATGTAACGAAAAGATAAGAGAATATGCTATTGAATGTGCCAATTTAGCAGTTCGTATTGGTGAATTATATTTAGAGTTATTAGATTCTACCTACCCCGATACAATAGTTTGGAATAGGGCTGTAGAGTACGCACAAAGAGAATATGATAAACAACACCAGATACTCCAGAAATGGAGGTATTACAAAGAAATCTTAGAAAGTGGAAAAGAGGACAGTATTAGAATCAATGAGAATGATATTGAAAGTGCTAAAGCCTACGACCTATTATCTTTAATCTCTAGTGACATTCTAGTCAAAAAAAGAGGATCTACCTACCTAGCGCTATGCCCCTTTCATAACGAGGATACCCCAAGTTTTACCATTAAAGATAATCACTTCCATTGTTTTGGTTGTGGTAAGCATGGTGATACTATTGCGTGGCTCATGGAGTATCGTGGGTTGAACTTTATAGAATCAGTTAAACAGTTAAAATGACCCTCTTTACACGCCTCCTACAAGCCTTTAAGTACAATCAAAGTATACCAATAAGACTTGCGGAGCTACTAGAGATTGAAAAAGAGATTAGAGCAGATGAACAAGCTAAATTAAATAATAAATCATGTACGAAGAAGAAATAAAGGTGGTACTTAAATACATCGGGGAGCTAAACAAAGAGCTTTCTGATATTGAAACCAGAGCTAAAGATATCATCAATGAACGTGTCAGGTGGTACGATATTTTAGCTAAGTTAAAATCCAAAGATGACCAAGCTAAACTATGGTTACAATCCATCGAATATATCGCCAAAAAGAAGGAGTTGACAAAGAATAGTACTTAGCTTATAATTAAAGTAATTAAAATAAAACATCTGAACAATGTTAATATTCAAAAAGTTAAGAGTAATAGATTTCTGTAGGTGTGACGTCGATGGCGGTTGGAGCTTTGCGCTTACAATTGACGATGTAAGCATGGACGGCTGGTTTGACCCAGAATATAAAATACTAAAACTATGGAATCGAGGTGTAGAGATTGTCTTAGATGGTGATAACGCAATTGCAATTGGTAATTGTTTAACCTACTACCTAACAAAGATTGATGCAAATGTTAATAATGTAATAGAATTCAAATATGTCTAAATTTAATAGAGGTACACTTCTTGATGCTGTAAGAGCAGTTTCAGGAGATAATGTATTATTTGTTCCGAGAAGTGAAAAAGAAAAAGCGTGGGTATTAGAGCAGTTAAATAAATTAAAGAAAAAGCGAAGAATAACAAAAATTGATTATGATATAGAGGCGGAAGAAGAACAGGATTACTCCTGTTCAAATATACCAGAAGGGTATGATGAAAATAATTTATAATAAATAATAATGCAATACGAAAAATCAAAAATCAAAATAACAAAAATGGAAGTGGTAAAAGGAAAAGAATCCGTTAATCCAAACTTTGTAAGCAACTATCCAGATGCCCCAGTCTTACAATTTACAATGAAATTAGAAGCTTTTAACGATGAATATGTCGAAACCCAGTTGTGCAGATATGATGATAATGGGAAGCTGAAAAACCCAATCAGAGCAGGATTTGTAGCTAAAAATGGTGACAAGGTCGTTGCAACAACGGCTTATGAAATTCTAAAGGCAATTGAAGTGTCTGTACCTTCTGAGAAGTTAGAGGCATGGAAAAAGTTAGGGTTTTCACAAGCACGATTTGTAAATATCCCATTTGAATTTGAAGTCGGTCAAGGACAAAAAGATGGTGAATTCTTTTATAAGTTAAATACTGAATATCAGAAACAAAGAGATGCTAACTACAAGGGTAGTAGCGATGGTTTTGATGTAGACGCTTTTAACAAAGGCGAAAAGCAAAATCTAGACATGGAGAGTTTTCTTGGTGAAGTCGAAAAGGGTATGGAAGCAAAGAAAAAAGAGGAGGAGTCAACAATTGACCCAGAACTCGGATTCTAAAGTGTTGGGGCGAAAGCCCCACGCTAACTAAATTAAGTACAGAAAATATGGAAGAAAAGAAAATGGTATTTCAAAAAGCAAGTAAACTACAAAAGAAATGGGCGTTACTTCTTCGAGGTACATCTGGAGCAGGTAAAACATATTCCGCTTTAACACTTGCAAAAGAATTGGCAGGTAAAGATGGCAAAATATGTTTAGTTGACACAGAAAATATCTCTAGCACTCATTATGCCAATAAGTTCGACTTTGATGTGGTAGACTACAATGCACTAACAGGCAACGACCACGACCCAAAAAGATACTTCAATCTAATAGACTTAGTGATAAAAGAAGGGTATAACGTGCTTATAATTGATTCTTTTTCTCATGTCTGGAATGGCAGAAATGGCATTTTAGAGATTGTAGAAAATCTATCACAAACAGAGTTCAAGACTAAATCAGGATATGCCAACTCATTTGGGGCATGGGTAAAAGGTAACAAGCTATACAAAGACCTAATAGACAAAATTGTTATGAATGGTAAAGTCCATATCATCTGTACAGGTAGAACTAAACAAGCTTACGAAATGCAAGGCGGTATAGTTACCAAAAAGGGTATGGAGCTTCAACAAAGAGATGGCATTGAGTATGAGTTTGACGCTGTTATAAATGTTGAAAACACTAAATCTGGATTCGCAACTGTAGAAAAGGATAGAACAGGAGTATTTAATGTCGATGGCGAAATGCTTACTCCAGAAGTAGGTCAAAGAATGCTAAATTATTACGATAAGAAATAGCCATGAAAGCTCAAGCCCCAGAGCAAATGAAATTCACCTTTGTATCTGAAAGGGTACAGAGGTGGATAAATCACCTAATTTTAACTGCAAAGAAGAAACATGAATAAAGTATTAGTAAGAATATTCCCAAAGGTTAAAGGTCTTGACGTGCCTATGATATTTGACAATGCAGTTGTGCAAAAGCCATCTAAAGCACTTATGGGCAAAATACAGGAAGCTATCACGATTGCAGTTGAGAAAAGAAAGCAAAAGCAGAGAAACCCTGCTTTATTAAGTCGATCTGATTCTATGTGGAGCCTATGTGAGAACGAATTAAAAAGGTTACTAACACCAGATAAGAATGATTTTGTAGAGTTGCCACTTCATGTATTCATGCAATATATCCTCTATTGGAATAGAATGCCGTTTATAGATAGTTATACTGTCAGTTCTGAGCAGAAGTACATAGAAGGTTATGTCGACATGGAATTATCGGCAGACGAATTAAAACACTACGACATATTGGTATTCAACGAGAGTAGCAAAAAATGGGAACAATTACTTACTACCAATAAGCATGACTGAATCGAGTTTGCAGACCGAACTGCTACATTTTCTCAGAAAGTATGCCCCAAAGGTTGACTTTATTTGTGAGCTAAAGCTCGTCAAAAAAGGCAACTTCCAAATGAGTAAAATCGAACCACACCAGATCGAAACAATATCAAGTGTGAATAAACCCTTCGCCTATAAGATAATTGACCCATCTGTAAATATCGAAGGTAGTGTAAAGACCTCCAGAAGACCGCTAGATTTTGTTTATTTTGGCAACCCTAGAAGATATTATGGTATAGGATTTTGGGTATCAAGAAAAAAGAAAATTGTATATTTTGTTACTCATAACGAATTGGTACAATCTAAAAATAAGTACAAGCGTTTAACAGAAGAAGTTGTAAGGTCTGCAAGTGAATTTGGAATAGACCTAAAATTAAATAAGTTTATAAGTTATAGAAATGAAGGAGTTTAATACACGTCAAACGTCATTCAAAGACTTGATTATTACACTACATCGTAAATATGAGGTATCGCATAGAATGATTGCTAAACTATGCAGGGTATCACCTGTAACTGTTAGCAACTGGTTATCACAAACCAATACCCCAAAGCATAATTTTGAAAGGAATTTTAAGAGGCTTACTAAATTAGCCCAATATCTGGAAGAAAACTAACTCTTGACATTCTACGCAACTTGAAGTAAGCTATAAGCAGAATAAATTAAAAACATCTGAACAATGTTAGAAGAATATAAAAAGCTCTATGGTGAACAAGTTACCAGAGGAGAAATTTTAAGTTTTATGTTAGGCTTAAACTAATATGAAAAAAGATTTTAAAATAATAACCCTAGCGGAGAAAAAGAAAAAAGACAATTTAGAATTTATCGAATGGGTAATTGCTATTGCGGTTGCTCTATTTGCTACTTTTATCCTATGGGGAATTGTAAGGCTATCCACGTTGCCAAAAACACCTCAAAAACAAACGCAAGAGGTTGTAGTAGTACAAACGGGCTTTGGCACAAAAGATAGTGTACAAATGCAAGAAGATAAATTAAGATTTGGTAAATAGACATGGAAAACAAAGACATAATAATAACAAAAGATTATAACGGATTAAAGAACGTAGGTTGGAGATACGAGCTAGAAGGGTCTATTGAAACTACAGGGTCTATAAAGGTAGAACTTGATATGGGCTTATTTGTGACTGGGTCTATCAAGGCTGGTGAGTCTATCAAGGCTGGTGGGTCTATCAAGGCTGGTTGGTCTATCGAGGCTGGTGGGTCTATCGAGGCTGGTGGGTCTATCGAGGCTGGTGGGTATTATGGGATATCAGCAGGGCTACACGTTACTTGTAAAGGAGTTCTAAAATTTGGGTTAAAAGTGTTCGCAGGTATATGTACTTGGAGAGAAATATCAGAAGACGATAAAACTATTACATGTGGAAAGTTTGAAGGTGGTGTAGTTGAATATGGAATACTTAAAGAGCTAGGATTGCCAGAAGAAAGTGAGAATGCGAAGCGTAAAGCAGAAATACTAAAGAAAATAGAGGAATTAAAATGTGAAGCTGAAAAGCTAAACTAATATGGCAAAATTGACTGATGAACAAAAAATGATACTTTGGGGAAAATACAAAATGGTTGCTGATGGTGCAAAGACTGAAGTGCTGTATGCCTACATCGAGCAACTCTTAGATGAAACTCGAAAGGGTGCGATACAAGAGTTGTTAAAAGAAATTCTTGAATGGGAGAAGAACGCAGGTGCATGGGATAGTGATATGTTTTTAAGAATGTGGCACGAAAAAATGAAGCCGTATTATAAACAGTTGCAGTCCTTGGATAGCGAGGTTAAATAATTTTATTTTAATTACATTATGGACAAAGATATAAAGAAAGTCACGGCTGTTATACAAAAGTGGTTTGATAAGGCGATGTGGGTAAATGCTCCAGAAGCGATGAGATTAAAGAGTGAGTTAGACATATTACTACCTACGCTTTACAGACTACAGTCAACAAATATCATGGAGTTGGATAGCGAGGTTAAATTAGGGGAAAGGGAAAATGAATAAATACAGAGAAGTACAATGTGAATGTGGTGGCAGAATTGCCGTAGTTTGTGATGATAAAGATTGTATTTCTTATGTATGTGTAGAGTGTAAGAATCATTGGGATAATGGCGAGGTTACACCATTCTTTAAGAACATACCAACAAAACGCCCAGAAGGTATGGTAATACCTGAACTAAAATCACCTACGGAAGCATGAAAAAAGAAATAGATATGAAATTGGTTATGCTCATAAAAGAATGTGCGTTGAAGATGTTTGGTAGTGTAGGACGTGAAAGTATAGGTATTACAACAGATTGTGATATGACAAAAGATATAAAACCAATCTTGGATTACATAGAACAAGAAATTGCAAAGGAAGCCCTAGCCCCTGCGTTCAGTAAAGAGGAGTTACAGGTGGTAGCGTTTATTCTTCAAAATCAATATCCAGATGATAGAATGACCGCAACTGGTGAACGTAAGCAAGATTTGATTGTAATTGATACTATTTTAGATAAGCTATCCAAACTGCGAACACTAATTAACAAAGAGAACGTTATTGGTACTGTACAGTCAATTAAAACAAATGATGTTAAAGCTAACATAAATTTCAAAGAAACAAAATGAAACTAGGAAAATACAAAGCAGAACAAATTAGCGATATAAACCTACTATTGCAAGGGTTAGTAACAAAGTGCATGTCGTATCCAGAACATCAATGGGAATCTATAGAGTATACTGAAAAGAGAATCAAGGATACTATACGCCAACAAACCTTACTCGACCTACTAGCACACTTTAGCGAGTATAACGTACCTTTACAGATGACTGCGAAAGACGTGCAAGATGAGATTATTAAGTTCATGGAACAAGGTGGTTACGAAACCAAACCAACTCAAGACCTACCTAATAGGCAGGAAAGAGCAAAACTAAAGTATTACGAAAACGCTAGTCAGGAAAAGAAGTTGGAGAGGGTTAAACAATTGGAAATTGACTATTACGATAGACCAGAGATACAACTGCCTACCTTAATTGATAAATGCAAACAGTTAGTAGACCTAGTGAATAAAATGGCAGATAGGATTGAAGGGGTATAATAGGGTGTTCTTTGAAAGCGTTTACATTCGGCAAAAGATGTAAACAGAAATGGGGTGTTCGTTTACAAGTTATGCGAGGGTGGCAGAGATGGTTTATTGATGTCTGTACCCTAGAAAGACTACGAAACAATAAGTAGGCAGGTACTGCAACACGTTGGTTCGAATCCAACCCCTCGCAAACAACGGGCTAGACAAAAAACAAGTGCTTTCTTGGGTAGTCGTGGATAAGGATAGGGCTAAAAGACAGCATATCACTAAGCCATACTACACTTATTCTAGCCCAAATGTGTTAGAAGGAAATAGGTAATTCCGCCTGTTAGACAGGAGGGTAGCGTAAACTAGAATATCGTCTACTGTGAGGGTTCGAGTCCCTCCTAACACAAAAAATATTTAACTTAATATAATATAAACAAAATGTCCAAAAATCGCGAGGCAAGAAAACTACACAAATTCCTAAAAAGAAATGGTGTAGGTTATAAGCACAAAAAGTCCAAAGGAGATTTGAATCTTTGGCAACAGGCGGTTAAAAGACTGACTGACTTATTTAAGATTGGTAGAAAATAACATGAACGAACAAAAGAAAACAGCATTTTTGATATTTGGCGGATTCTTACTATTTGTTAGCGTTATGAGTAATATAAATAATAACTTAACAAAAAATAGTGTTAAAGCTCCTACAGAAGTTAAAACTGTAGAAGTAGCTAAACCTACAGAAACACCAAAGCCTACGGAAGAAATTAAACCTACAGAAGCTATTGTAACTACAGTAGCTCCTACTACTACGCCTACGTTTGACGAAAGAGATTTGATTAAACTATACAAATCTTTATTTGTAGACTCCTGTACTAGTGGTGAAACCACCTACACACAATGTTCTTGTATGTGGGATTACATAATGAAAGGTAAAGACCTTAAAGGTGTAGAAAAGGCAATTCAAGATGTAGAAAATGATAAAATAGACCTTATAGAAGTAGCCTTCGCTTGTTTATAAGTTAAACAGATTAACATGATAGAAGTTAAAGATAAGACTGGTAAAAGAGTTTATGTAAATTCTTTTATGGATAGTTACATGAATCAAGTTGCAGATGGAGATGACCTTCCACCTACACCTCCTGTTTCAATTCCAGATGGTGTTACCGATGAGGATATAAAAAGTTGGGATTCTACAGATGCTAGTGAAAAGCCAAGCCCTAGCGATAACACTATGGTAGGGCAAAAAGCTGATGATGATAACGATTGCGATGGGGGACCATACATCGAAGAAAAGAAAAAGGACACTCCTAAAAGCGACAAACTAGAAGGCGATGGCCGTGCTACCAAAAGACCACAGTCAGAAACCAAAGGGAATTGGGGGCATCACGAACCTATTAAAGAGCAACCTGCCGATAGAGATAAAGACAAGTTTAAGCCGTGGAAACAAAAATAATGTATAATGTATTATGATTAAACTATTCGCAAATAACAAAAACTTTAACTCCTTGCCAACTGTACAAAATGAGGTAGGAACGTACTATTACAATGGTAAAAACTACTATAAACCTGTACTAGCGGAGTTTAACAATGCTAAATTGCCATCAGGGTATAAGAAATACACCGATGGTAGCCATAAATCATACCTTAAAGAACGAGCAATAGACTTTTCGCAAGTTGCAGGAACCAAAGTAACCGCAAGTGAAGGTCTACTATTAAACCAATACTTATACTCTAAAGCGAAAAAGAAATGTGGTATTGAATTAGTTTATGGTAACTTGCATATAATCATCTACCATGTGAAATGCGATAAGCCATCTAAGTACAGATTCAAACCAAACGAAGTGATTGCTACAGTTATGACACAAGCTGAAAATCAAGCAAGTGGAGTTGGTGCTGTACCACCTCATATTCATATTGGCACAATAGCAGTTGGAAGTTACAACAAAACACCTATAAGAGATATTATCCTATACAAAGAACCTGTAGTAACACCTCCGATTGTAGAAACTAAAGAATGTGTTAATTGTGGTAAAACCTTTCCTAAATCAGAAATGGTTGAAGTAATTAAAAGCGGAACTGTATTCTATTGGTGTAAGCCTTGCTACGAGCAATCGCAAAAGCCTGTAGAACCTCCCGAAGTAAAACCACCGATTGTTTTACCTCCAGAGGAGATTAAACCACCTAGTTTTCTTACATGGTTAGTAAAACTAATCAAAAGACTTCTAGGAATAACTTATTAAGCATTAAATAATGCGTAAATCTACCCCAAAATCAAACGATGTTAATCGAGTTAAGCAAATGGATAACTTGACCGATAAACTCTTAAAAAGTCAATCAGAATTTACCGATAGAGCTAAAGAGCTAGTAGTAGAGCAATTTGAAAGTGCTAAAGACCAAGCCCTACACGAAAAGACTAAAGACATCATAGAATTAGAACGAACAGTAAGTGGAAAGAATCAAGAAATAAGAAGTTTAACTACTTATATTACAGAACTTGAAAGCGAACTTAAATCGCTAAAAGCACAAATAGATATTTACCAAAGAGAAGACCTTAGCAATAAAGAGTTGGCTATGCTATTATTAAGTAGAATATTTAATAAAAAAAGAAAATGAAAAAAGTAAATCTAACAAAGTTGCAAGAGTTATACGTTAAAGCCGATATACTTTGGGATAAAGTACCAAATCCATTAAAAGTCCCTGTATATTACGCTTTATCTTCTGCTATGCTTTTGGTTATAGATGGTCTTACAACTGGTGAAATGTTTACTTTGGAAGCATGGAAAAACATCGGCTCGGTATTTATCGCAAACGAATTACTAGCCATTCAAGAATATCTTAGAAAAAACTTTGGCAATATAGAAGCTCTTAAAGAGCAATATAATAAACAAATGATGGGTCGCTAAAGCAATCTATCCATAAACCTTTTTAATTGTTTTCTTCTCGGTTGTTCGCTTGTAAATAACTCTGCAATCGCTTGGGCTTGGTAGGATAGTGATACATACTCATCAAAGCTCATGCTTAATATTCTATCCACAAATTCGGGTATAGATTCACCCTCTTTTATAACTGCTGTATCTGGTGTAATTTCGTAGTCAATAAAAGTGGAGGTTATAAATTCCCGACTGAATATACATGGTGTACCTAGTAGCATGGATTCATTTACCATTTGTCCCCAAGTTTCCCTTCGCTTAAATACTAGCGTAAACATTGAATCTAGCATATTACGTTGTACATCGGGCATAGATATTTGACCTAGCTCGTTACCATGCCCATAGAATTGTATGTTATATCCTGTATGCTTTAACCACTCGTCACGAAACTCTTTTGCTAGTGTGTATTCTGGCTCAAATCCAGCCCCTGTAAAGCCGTTGGTATAAAGTGTTACCTTCTTACTCTCGAATGCGTTTTTGAGGTCTTTTTGCTCGTTTAACAGTATAAGTGGTTTACTAAAGTACAACATCTTATTTGGTGAGCCTGATATTCTATGAAATTCGCTATCGTGTGATAGTAGGTTTTTAACATAGTCCTTTGGAATAAATCTCTCGAAGTTGTTTTGTGCTGTTAGTAGTATCAGCTTATCGTTTGGATTATTTCGTGCTTTCATTAGCTCGTGAAAATCGCCCCAAAGTTGTTCACATGGGATTAGGAATGCCAAGTCACCAAGCATTAAAAACTGGTCGTATGATACTAGATGAAAGTTAGGCTTTCCCTCATGTTCTCTATTTGACCTAAAGAACTTAATCTTATCACCCCATGTATCATCAGGATAAAACATTTTTACACCGATTGATGTAAAATCGTCAATAAGACCAGAATCGACAGAAATATGGTACTGAGTACTAAAGAGGTTCATTTCTGCTCGTTTCGTTCTATTCTATTTACTAACACAAAACATCTACTAAAACTTATGCCAAATATTTTATGTAACTCACCTATTGTGAACTTCCCAGTATCGTACATTTCTCTCATTTTTTGTAGTTTAGCATCGCTTATGCGTGTGGCATGGTTTCTATCACCTTTTGCGGGTTTAGTTAACCCTGTCCTATATGCGTGTGATACATTTTCAGAGTTATTACACCACTCTAGGTTAGTTATACAGTTGTTGCTTTTATTGCCGTCCTTATGATTTACGGAGGTCTTTCCGTCTATTGGTGTTAGAAATGCTTTAGCCATTAGTCTATGTACTTTCTTTGTTGTTTTCTTACCATTTGCCAAATATAGTGTGACATGTCTGTAGCCATCTCTATCAAGTCCACCTTTTAGTATTTTCTCGTTGACTGTTCTGATATCGCCTTTATCTTTGTATGCCACTTTCCTAGAAAGACTATAAACATTCCCAATTTCGTCAACCTCATAAAAAGGATACCCTTTAATCTTTCTTCTCATATTCAGCTTTATAATATTCAATTGTTTTCATTAGTGCCTCGTCAAAATCCTCGTATTCAATTGGGTATGGATTCTTCGCAATAATGGTATCACTAAATTCTCCATCTCTCATTGGGACTTCAACAATCTCGCTTTTGCTATTACAGTATTTAACAATCTTTTCAGCTATTTCGTATACAGGATAAGCAACGCCCGTACCTGCTTCATACATTTGTCCTATAACACCTACATTTGCATTTTCTAGAGCTTCAATAAGTACTACACCAACATCATGTGCTGTAACCATATCCATATTTGAGCAACCCTCTTTACCGCCATATACAAGAAGTGGCTCGTTTCTTAAAGCCTGATTTATAAAAGTAGGTATTATTTTTCTAACTTTACCCCACTTCTGATTAGGATAAAAAGCGTTTAATGCTCTGACTACATTTACTTTAGTTCCAAAACTCTTGGCATACATAAGGGCGTATCTTTCTGCTGTCGTCTTACTTATACTATATGGATTTAGGTGTTGGGTATTTCCAACCGCAATCATAGCTAAAGGAATCCCAAAGTTATCACAAGCGTTTAACACGTTCAAAGCCCCACCGATATTAACCTCGTTTAGTAAATCAGCCTGTCGCATATTTTCAGATGTGCCTAGCAACCCTGCAAGGTGAATAAATCCGTCACAATGCTCTATTACTGAGTACATACCTGCTTTATCTCTAACGTCTGTTATGTACATTTCGTCCCAATCGTTGCTTAGTAGGCTACCTAAATGGTGAGCTGTACCTATAACAGTATATCCTCTTTTCTTTAGCTCAGATGCTACATAATTGGCTATGAAGCCGTGACAACCCGAAATTCCGATTCTTTTCATAATATTTTATCCCAAATTAGTTTATATATGTTGTCCCATGTATATTGCTTTACCCATTGTTTAGCAATTACAGTTTTTGCTTTTACTTCTTTATAATTTTCAATAACGTATTGTAGCTTATCGCCCAAATCTTTTGAATCTATAATGTCCCTAAAATAACTACACTTATCCCAAGCCATGAGCTTAGTACCACTATTTTTGATAAACGTACCACGTTCGGCATTAGCTCCTATAAGTTCCGTTATGCTAGTGTGATTTGGAAACAGGGCTGGTATTTCAGCTCCAAATGATTCTGTAATAGATAGTCCAAATCCCTCCGCCATTGTCGAGCTTATTACTACATCAGCACAATTATAAATCTCATTAACTTCTTCTTCGGAGTATCCATGCAAGGGGTTTACGTCATCTTTGGTTATCAAAGCCCCTTCTTTTAACCTACAGGATTGTGCCATGATTCTTAAATCTCCATCGACTGTTTTTACAGGGGCATGAATGTAGTATTTACTATTAGGATATTTATCGTTGAAATACTTAAAGCCTAGTATGCCATGAGGGTGGTCTTTTCTCCACCTATTAGCATTTACATTGACCGCTAGAAATGTATTAGGGTCTTCTATGTTAAACCACTTTCTGCGTAGCTCTTGTTTATTCTTTAATGGTCTAAACTTGTCTAAATCAGTCCCTAGATAAGCAACCTTTACACGTTCACCTACTTCTGGATTCTTTTTAGTTATAACGTCTTTACCATACTGCGAATAGACCAATACTTCATCAGCATTTTGTATTGACTGCATATCCCAAAACTCAGCGTTATCTATTGGCATATACGCAACCCATTTGAATTTCTGTTTAGCACGTTCGTCTACTATGTACTTAGTTATAGCGTTTATTATGCCTAAGTCCTGATGTGTAAAAACTAAGTCCCACTTTTGCGTAGTTAGCATTTGTACAAACTTCCTATAACCTAGAAAGCCTGTGTCGTCTTTTGCCATGAATATATTGTATGGGTGGATATTCCTATCGTAAAATTCGCCATTATAGTTTATACCCAAAACAGTAATCTCGTAACCTTTAACACGTTTTAATATTTCTTGTGCGACCTTGCCAAAACCTGTCGTGCAACTGGGGCTGTCACTCCATACTAACATTCGTTTCATCTTCCCCTCCTGTCCTCATATTCTGGCATTTGTCTAATAATATCCATATCAGCATTTGGGTCTATTACTTCTTTTTCGTTTAACGTGTGATTCACTTTGTCTAATAATTCGTTTATTTCTTTTTCTGCTACAAGTTTTACTGTAGCTCTATTCCACATATCGAAAAGGCTATTCTTTAATACCATAAGCCTAATTACTGATTTTCTTCTGTTTTCTATAATGGTAGTTAATTGACTAGATATAGTCATTATGTATTTTCTCTTTTTCTCTAAGGGCATCATACTGTTTTCAATTGTATCATGTTATTTCTTCATGGCAAATAAAGTTCTTAATACTTTCGTTTCCTGACGTTTTGCATTTGTTTCGCAACGTAGTCTTTTAATTGGTTTACACTACTAACTTTCTCTTTTATATGCACTTGTCCTGATATTTCCAAGCCCGATAGCATTTCAGTAAGCCAAAGTCTATCTTGTCGCATAAGGAATGGATTTTTTACATACTCTGTCCAATGCCTTAATCCTGTATTCCATATTCTATTTGCTATTCTATTGACTGATTTCATATCACCCATTTCTAAGTCCTTTAGTAAGTGGCAACCCCTACAATGTGCTTCGCCTCCTTTACTGTCGTCTTTGTGTACATTGTGCGTAGCTTCTATAAGCCACTTCTCTTTATCAAAGCTAGACTTTCCGCAACTGGTACAACTCCAATTGGAATTACGCCTAATTAAGTCCCTTTCCTCTGGTTGGAATGGTGTCATAATACAAAAACAATCAAATTAGCTAATTGTCCTACCTTTTTTAGCGTGGTAGTTCGCTATCTGCATATTAGTTCCCTGCTAGTACCTTTAGTACAAAAGGTCTAATTAGTTCGATTAAGTCTTTTACTGTTGAAATACCTATAACACCCAAAATTGTCCAGAGTAGTTTTGCGTTAGATAAGAAGCTCAAGAAGGGTTGTATACTTTCCCTTAGCTCTTTAATTTCTTGATTATGCCCTTTAATGCCTAACTCCTCGTCACCGAATAAAACGATATCGTGCCTTTTAACTATTTCTTTTACTTCCTGATGGGAGTCCGTTGAAGTCTTAATATGTTGGACAAGTAGTTCATTGGCTGTTTTTTGAGATTTTTTAAGGTCTTTAATATCTCGTTGAATCTCAGCCATAACA